GTTGCTTTAACCCAGAATTACCGCCCTGTTAAACTGGAAGATGTGAAACAGAACCTACAATTTATAAAAGAACAAATATCACAAATATATCGTATAAAACTCTCTAACGATGTATTTAGGGAAATAGATGAAGCAAAGACAAATGCGCAAATATTAAAAACAATCAAATCTCTTACTGATTATTTCGGTAATAAAATTAACCAGCAATCAAAAGATTTTCTCTCTCACTATATATAAATGAATTTCGAAGAAGAAGGCATACCATTAGCATTATTAGAAGATAAAGAACAAAAAGAAAAAAAGAAATGGAAGACGCTGTATATAACAGACAAACCGAAGAGTTGCCAGACATCATTCAGGGAGATATTATTAAAAGACCGACCTAATCTACGATTTCAACCTATCCCAGACAAAGGAACAGAACGCTCGATAAGATATGTGACGGGTGCTTCGGGTAGTGGTAAATCGTATTACACAAAAGCATACGCCGATGAATATCACCGATTATACCCGAAGAGAGATATTTATATTATTTCGTCTATTAAGGAAGATAAGACAATAGACAAAATCAAAGATTTAAAACGAATAAAATTAGAGGGAGAGTTTCTCACGAGCGAACTTACTGCCGAAGATTTCAAAGATAGTTTGCTTATTTTTGATGATACAGATTGTCTCACTAACAGAAATATAAAAAACAAAGTGGATAGTATCTTGAATTCAGTACTGGAAACTGGTCGCCATTTTAATGTGGAAGTGGTTTATACATCGCATCTTGCCTGTAATGGTAGGGAAACTCGCCGTATTTTAAACGAATGTAAAAGTGTCACCATCTTTCCGTCAGGGTTAGGAGGAAAGGCAATGAAATACCTGCTCGATAATTACTTCGGGTTAGATAAGGAGCAAATTCGAAAAATTAAAAAGTTGAATAGTAGATGGGTCACCATACAAAAGGGTTTTCCCATGGTCGTAATGAGTGAAAAGGAATGCTTCGTTTTGAACGACCACGATGAGTAATGTCGCATTTATCGCTTTTCTTGCCCTGTTTTTATAAAGTATACGCGAAAATCAAAAAATCGTAATATAATAAATAGTTTCTCAAAACGGGGCAAAAAAAGCGATATTAGCGATGTTAGAAATTAGCGTCAAATGTGAATGCCTCCTCCGCTCCCGACCTCTCCGCCAGAGCATATTCGCTCACCCTACTCTCAAAGAAATTCGTTTTACTATCTAATGATATAGTTTCGATAAAATCGTAAGGGTTAGAAACATCGGGATATATCTTATCTGTTCCCAGTTGTAATGCTAATCGGTTTGCTACGAATTTGATGTATTGCGACATGTTAGTAGAGTTGAGACCAATTAACCGACATGGAAGCGCCTCGCATATAAATTCGATTTCGATTTCGACTGCCTCACTGATAATGCTGTGGATTTTCTGCGGGGTTAATTTCTTTTTGAGTTTCTGGTATAATAATACGGCAAATTCAGTATGTAGTGCCTCGTCTCTCGAAATTAGTTCATTAGAGAAGCAGAGACCACGCAGAATATTTCTTTTCTTACACCAGAATATAGACGCAAACGCTCCCGAGAATTGAATTCCCTCAACACAGGCAAAGGCAACTAATCGCTCGGCAAATGGAGCGTCAGCACTGATATATTTCATCGCCCAGTCCGCCTTCTGTCTAATACTGGGGAAATTCTTAATAGCATGGAACAATGTATCTTTCTCTTCCTTTGTCTTCATATAAGTGTCAATAATATTATTATAAACCTCTTGATGAATGCCCTCCATTGCTATTTGAAACCCGTAGAACAATCTTGCTTCGGCAATCTGGACGTCGTTCAAAAATCGAGATGCTAAATTCTCATTCACAATGCCGTCACTACCAGCGAAGAAAGCGATAATCATACTTAAAAAATAGCGTTCATTCGGTTCTAAATTATCCCAGTCATTTCGGTCTTTCCCCAGTTCAATTTCTTCGGCAACCCAGAATGAAGCGACCGCGCGTTTATACATATCGAAAATGTCTGGATATTTGAGCGGAAGTATAACAAATCTACTTTCATCGGGGGTCAAAATCGGTTCCATTTATACTAAACAGATAAAAAAAATATACAAATCCGTAGATTTATATATTTAGATTATTAAATTTTTAATTTTTATTATTTCTGGTATTTTCTTCCAACACAGTACACAATAATATTTTTCTGTTATTCCATTTCTCGTTAGAAATATACTTTTTTTTTCAGGGCATTTGCCTGTTAATTGTTTACAATCCGCACATGTGGTAATGGATACAGGGGTTAATCTGGAAAACATTATATACAATATTTATATATTATTTTTTAATATTTGTGCGCGAGGTTCGTATTTTAAAAATCGGTTAAATTCCCACAATTTTATTTCTTCGTTTCTGTATTTTCTGGTAATTTTTTGATTTTCGACTAATAGGTAGTAATCAGTCAATACATTTTTATACAGAGTTTTCATCATATCGTAATTCTTTACAGTTGCGAGACGATAATGGCGGTCAAACCAGTTGACATATCCACCCATTTCTTTTAGTATAATTTTACGATTAAGTTTGTATCCTAATACAGTGTTTTTGAGAGCGAGTAATCTTCTATTCACTGCCGAGTTGTATTCCTGTAAATCTACATTTTTTATTAATTTTTCGTTTGTAATTGCCCACATGTAGAACATATTAAATCTTCTGTTTAAAAGGCGAGCATTAGGAGATAAATACTGCCAGATGATTTGAATGATGTCTTGTGGTAAGTGGTGTACTGTAAGAGATGCCATTTTAAATATTTGAATTGTTAATTGTATTGCTTCTAATAAATCCAAGAAAAGTATTTCAATTTTTTAGAGATTAATCTAAACCAGAATGTTCCGTCAATTTTTTAAGTGTCCGTTAATTGTATTGCTTCTAATAATTACGAGAAAAGTATTTCAATTTTTTAGGTTCAATTTTTTAGGAACGGAACGCGTTTTTGTTTTGAAATTATAATTTATCCTGCTTGTTTTTGTATGTGTAAATCAAATGTAATAGTTGTATATCGTGAAATTCTAAAACCATATCACAATATCCTTCTCCTGCTGGTAATTCATCAGCGAAGAAACATTTGTAAGGAGCAGTATCAACATGTGTAATACTGTGCCTTTTATAATAATCTTCTTTTCTAAATATCTGTCTAACACCGCCGTGTTCTTCGAAAATGATGCCCTTGCTTTCGACCCAGTAATGATAATTTTTTTGATTGCCCTGAACTAAATCTATTTCCTGTTCCAGAGTTCGCTTACCTCTAACCCTAACGGGTTTTACATTACGAAGTTTCCACCACATTTCTAAACTATCGCCAGCACAATCTGCGCGAGCGCCAGCGAGACAACTGAAATACTTGTCTTCATTAACGATTTTTTGATGTATCATTATATCCATTTAACTGCTTAACTGCGAATAAAAAAATGGAACTAATCCATTTCAATTTTTTATTAAATTACAAAATATAAATAAACAATCTATCTAATTAAAGCATTCTTCGCACATATTCATTCCCTTTCTGTCGCCACAATCGGTATACACAACATCGGCACTTCCGCAACCACAGCATTTACCTTCGTATCTGTTCTTGACGAACAAATCACAGGCAGCATTTTCAGGCAAGCAATCCATATCACCGAGAGTAATTTGAACGATTTGATTGTAGTGATAATTCCAGTTCAAAGTTCTACAACACGGACATTTGATAGTTTTTTTGACATATGATAATTTTTCTAAGAACATACTACCAGTCGGGTCGAACTTCCACATACACCCATCACACACGAACCCCTCATTACAGGTATAACACTTGAATACCGCTGGGGACGATGGTTTAAATTTGTTGTTGTTATTTTCTAAACAGATTACGCAGTTCATTTTCGTATTTATTATTACTTAAAATAATCTTTAAAAGGTATTTCAATTTTCTGTAAATCCATTTCAATTTTTTTTAGATTATTTCGTGTTTTTATCTATTTTTGAGTGTTTAGATTATTACATATATATCAAATACAGATTAAAACAGTAATAATTTTAAAATTATTACTGAAATGGTATAGAAATAATCTATTTTGAGTACAGTAGTAATAATCTATATCTATATATTTAGATTATTACACGATATAATCCGCACATGGACTAAAAAAAGGGTTATTTAGTTATAATTTACAAAATATAATTAACATTCACAATCAAATACACATTCGCCCTTGTCGATTAGGCATTGTTCTACTTGTTTAGCGAGGCACCAGCGAGCAATGAGAGCATCGGTGTCTCTGTTTTCGGTAGAATAGTATTCTGGTTGTAGTTCTAAATCGTAAGAGTATCCGTCTGCCTCGTCCATTTTAAAACTTACTACTAATGGTAAGACAATCTTCTCATACTCGGCAATGTGTCTTTGAACTTCCTCTAACTGGTCGCCATCAAAGGACATTTCGAAAAATCCGCATTCTTGTATTAGTATATCTGGTTTATCTTTGTCTTCTTCTTCTATATGCCCGTCTTCTATTGCGCTGTTTATATGTTGGTCGTAGTCATCGTAGCAATCTTCGCAGAAATGTCCTGACCCACATTTTAGATGGCAACCGCACCCTGCGTAGCACATTATATCTCCGCCGTCCATTCCGCCGAAATTAACAGCATCATTGCTGTCTTGTGTTGCGAACCAGAATTTTCCTGTAATGTTTCCGTAGTAATATCTTCCCATTTTGTTGTTGTATTGACTTATATTAGTTAGATAAAAGTATTTCAATTTTTTTTTTAATCGCTGATTGTTGTTGTTTATTGCCTATAAATAATTCTTAAAAAGGTATTTCAATTTTCTGGTAATCCGTAAGTTAATTGTATTCTAATAATAGGAATAAAAGCATTTCAATTTTTTTTTATAAACACAGTTCCGTTTTTTTCGTGAAATTCTACATATGGTTTTAAAGTGTCTATTCTTTTTTCTAATAACCATTTAGTCATCTTATCGATACTTGCTTCTTTTTCTTTTAGATAATTTGTGTTTGTTCCTGCCACATGTGGTTTTAGTTTTAATAATCGTTCTTCTAAACCTAAAAGTTCCATTTTTAACTCTAATGTTTCTTCTTGTATCTCACATTCGTCTAATACTTCTTGAATAGTAGAACTATTACCAGTTGCTACTTGATACAGAAACAAATTCATCTTATTGTATGACATTATTAATAACTTATTGCTATAATTTATTAATAAAAAATGTATTTCAATTTTCTACTTCAATTTTTTGTTTCCTCAACCCCATCATCGTCATCTTCCTGTTCTTCTTCGTTCTCATCTTCATTTTCGCGTTCCTTCCACCCTTTTATATACCTGAAATTCATCTTTATTTTGTTAAAATAACTATCTCTATAACCTACAAATGATTTTAGATGTGTATTGTCTTTTAACAAATCAAACAACTTATTCTTATTCATTAGACGCTTATCTTGTTTCGTCATATTATCGTAGTAAGGAGATATAGAGAACCTTTTATAAACATCGTCAAATGTAATGTAGTCCTCATCACTCCTAACAAACTTGCCCTTGAACCACCAGTACAGGTCATCACTGGTCGCCATCAAATCAGCAGTAATCTTTTTCGATTTAGTAGGAGGTTCTGGTAATCCGTTTTTGACATATCTCAAAAAATAATCTCGTAAGATTTCGAAAAATACCAGTTTATATTCATCTTTGAAATTTCCCTCACCGAGTTCTGGGTTTATTGTATATATATTTCTGCGTTCGTTTTCAGGTAGGTTAATATAATCCTGTTTAGGTATAAATCTACTCTCATACGGAGATACTTTTATACGGCGTATGACAGCATTATTAACTTCGTCAAATTTCGGTATGCTATTACACCCCATCTTAAAAGTCAGGCAAAGTGTCTTATCACAATCACTCGAATAAAGACCACGAGCGTTCAGTTCGGTTGACCCAGTAAGTTCTTTAATGAGACCACTACACAATCTCTTTTTAGAACTGGGTTCTTCACAGTACACAAAGCGTTTGCCGTCTAAATTTGCCGTCTGGGGGTTTGCTCCTTCTTTTAATTCACTGAATAGGATAGAATTAGTTAGTTTATATCCGTATGCCCCACATGTCGCCAGCATCAATTCATTAATAAAACTCTTACCATTCGACCCCTCGCCAGTATCTATAAAGAAATGTTGTAGTTGAACCCCGCACAACCCCGTAGCAAATACAACGAGGCAGTAGTCGCGTATTTCCTTGTCTGGATAAATTTGATTTATAACAGTCCACATCTTATCTATCTTGTATTTCGGCACTTTTGTATGATTATACCCACATGTGGTAGATATGTATTGTTCTCTGTCTGGTTTTACAAAATCATTCTTCTTTAAATCGAAAATCTTGTTATTAAAAGCGAACAAATACGGGTTTCTGTTAAATTTAACGCAGTTATTACATACTTTCGCACAAATATCTTTAATAAGAGATGTTCGTGGGGCGCTTGACCTACAAATATTAACTATCGAATTACGGGTCTTTTTGATGTCGCTTATCTCATCTTCGTATTGTTTGATAAGTTCTTTTGTATATTTCTTCTTACTATCTTTCGAAATAAGCAGTTCCTTTATCTTATCTTCTAATGCCTGTATTTTCGGTATAAAATAAAATACTACTTGTTTCGCGAATGTAGTGTCTATAAAAGTAATCAATCGGTTCTTTTCCTTATCATCTTGCTCCCAGTATGTTCCATTGTAGTTATATAATTGTGAATTACTGAATAACCAGTAATCGCCATTCATCATATAAAAATAGTCCGCAATATTACCTGTCTGTGTGTTTATATCATATTTTAGATGTTTGTCTATATTCGTGAATGCTTCGTCCATGTCCTTTGTTTCGAATTTGACAACTAAATCCATACATCGTTTTACTTCGTCTTGTAATTCTGTCATCAAAGTAGGTTTAAACAAATCTTTTAAAATCATCAACCCATCAGCGCACAGTACACCCACATTATTAACAATATACCCGTTATTAACGCAGTAGGTATAACAGCATTCTAATATACGGACTTCTATTTCTTGTAGGTAAAAAGCAGTAGTAGATGAATACACATTTTTAGGTATGTATGGTTTCTTTATTTGTTCTTCGGGACTTAATTCTTCCCATCTCTTCTTTCTTTCTATTTCGGTCTTTACTACTATATCTACTATTTCAGGGTTATTCCCAGCAACCCATTTCTGTAATCGTTTGAGTTCATTCGTAAAAGATGATATTTCAGGAGTAGGCAGGAAACCCTTGTCGAGACCCCACGCTTCTAACCACTTATTAAACCCGCCTCCATACATCATGCGAATAAATAGATTTTTAGCAATCTCTTTCTTCTTCTTTATTCCGTCTTTCGAATTTTTGAGATATGTATCTATTACTAAATTTCGCCATTTTTCTCGGTCTTCTACATACGATTTCAAATTCGGGCAGGGTTCGCCACATGCTTCGCATATTTGAACGAAAAACTGGTGATGCGCGTTCACCATATCTACATCTATCATCTTATCTTTTGCTAATGTATGCCTTATTTCCCTGCGTATTGCGTGTAACCCTAATGAGCGGTCGGGGTCGCACCTACCGAACGGGTTTGTTTCGCTTTTCTTGTATAATACAGGTATAAACCCGCTGGAATTCATCTTGTCTTTGTACTTTAATAACTGCGTCTTTTCGTTCTCAAATTTGACAAACGGACTTCTAAATGTGTCCTTTAACAGGTCGCTGTAAATAAGTTTATCCAGTAATGGTCTGTTTATCGGTTCATACATCACAATCCCGTTGAGTTCATTTTCGTATCGAGTGAGGGTTCTATACATATTTTTATATATATATACAACAGATTATTTTTAAATTAATTTATCCCTAAATAGATTATTTCTGTAAAAATCTATTTTTTAACCCATACATATATAAACTCCTTATAAGTTTCTTCGCCAGTTCGTTTCGATTTAGGTAAGGGAACGAATTCATGTGCTTTTCCTAAAACTTCTACGGCGACCCTTTCATACACATCGGCGGGGATATTGAGACAATAGTGTCCTCCTTTCTTTAAATATTTAAAAGTTCGCTCGAATATTGGTTTATAGAAATTATTATCCCAGTCCTCTTTTGACATCTTCTTTGTTCCGTTATACAATTCTATATTATAATAAGGAGGAGAGGTCAATACCATGTCGTAATCCAGTTTAGAATAATCGACTTTGAGAGCATCTTCAAAGTACAGTTTAATATCCGTTGTTGAGTGTTTTTCGAGAGTATCTTTCATCTCTTTGTAGGGTTTCTCTAATTGTTTGTTTAAATCTATACCGATATAGCGTGGGATATTAAGCGCACATGCTCCTACTAATCGACCACCCCACCCCATCGTAAAATCTAATACGGATTTAGGTCTGTATCTACAATACATATTCATTGCTATTAATGGTTTGAATACATTAATAGAACCGAAATAGAGATTGAATATGCGCCACCACAATCCTTCTTTTGTTAGTTTCGTTTCTTTGAATTTGAGAGTTTTATCGTAGTAATCGAGTATACCTTTTATATATTTCTTTTTAGACAACTCCTTTCTGTCTTTATACATATCTAAAAAACTTATTCCTTTTCTACCTATTGTTCTTACTCTCTCTGGGAATGTATAATAATCAACGAAATTAACGCCTATACGACTATTCGGTGCTAAATCTTTTATATTCGAGCAGTTAATCTTGTCTAATTTATCTAAATCTTTGAGAGCATCTTCGCTGGTAATATTTTTAATTCTTTTTATTATTTTAGCAGTAGATAATTTTTTCGCGTTGCCTCCCCTTACCAGTAGGCAAATTTACAGGAGCAGTTGGTCTTCGTGCTATTGGTCTTATCAAATTGGTCGTATGTTGTTGTATATCAGTAGTCATTCTGGGTTGAGGAGGTCTTATTATACCAGTATCCATCTCACTATAAGTGCGCTTTTGTCCCACATGTTCGTCGCCAGGTTTCTTTCCACCTTTTCGTGGTCTTCCCCTTTTTTCTGTTTTTTTTGCTTCTTTTTCTGCTTTTGCTTTTGCCTTTGCCTCTCGTTTTTCTGCTTGTCTTCTTTTTGCTGCCGTTATTGTGTTTGCTATTTTTGCCTTTCTTGCTGTCTCGGCATCTTCATATTTCTTCGGTCTTCCTCTTCTGGATTTTACTGGTGGTGCTACTGGTGACGCTACTGATGGAACATGTGGCAGTACAATGTTGTGTGCTTGACGGATAAGAGCGCTTTTAATATCTTCTACACCCATTTTCGATAATTCTCTCGCGACATCTAATTTCGCTTTTTGTTCTCCTAATTTCATCTTGCTTTCTGCTAATTTCGCTTTTCTTTGTTTATTAACTGCTCTGGTGTCTTCCTCTTCGAAACCCATCATTTCTCTCTCGGCATTTTGAGACAATCTCTTGCGTTTTGTTTTTTCTGGTTTCTTGTAAGAGGCAGAACATTCTGGGGTGCTTAAAGCACACATATAGGTCATATTGTTTTTTTTAGCGAATTCTCGCACATGTGTCGTCCATGCGTTTGGCATTATATATTATATGTTGATAAAATATAATGGAATTTATTTCGTTATTATTCCGTAATGTTGAATTACAGCACCGCCTTTCTTTGCTGTTTTTTTCGCTTTCTTCGCTTTTTTTCCAGCACCCTTACTAATTTCAGGAATTTCCAAATCCTTTACCCAATTTGAATACATGAGTAATTCAACATACGTCGTATTATCCAACTCGCCCTGTCCTCCCACAAGACGAGTATACCTCATTAATTTCCCATATTTAGCATCAAACATTTTTCTTTCGTATTCAAGATTTTCAATCATTTTCGGCGATTTCTCCCATCGGCGTTTCGCATCTCTAAACGAGCGTCCAATATCAGCATCAAAATGGGGTAATTCAAAAATACCACCAGTCATACCCCTTCCTGTTTCTAAATCTGTTTCACTACTACTGGTAGATATAGATGGTGTTGTTGCTTGACTATCTAAAATACTACTTGAACTACTACTACTACTACTACTACCACTGTTATTTTCGTCTCCTAATAACGGGACAACTCTTCTTCTTGCTTCGAGTATATTTCTAAATGCTTGTGGCATCTGGTCTTCGTGATTTTCTAATGCTGGAATAACTTGTGCTGGCAAATATCCTCTTTCACGCAGAAATCGTGTTGCTAATTTCCACAATGCTGGAATAGTGACAGACGTAATTGCTGTTCCTAACGCTGACGCTAATATGATAAATGCTGTTTTTTCTTGTTCTTTGTAGTCCATTGCGCCTCCTACTTTTTTATCATTTTTTAAAAGTACATTCAAATAAAATCTTGCCCTTTTCTTGGTCTTTTCTTGATATTTCTCTGGATTTTTTAGTATCATATCTGCGAATTCTTTTAAATCGTTTACTTTATTTTTAGGGTGCTGGTGTTTGTATGCGTCGAATTGTTTGCTAAAACTTCCCCATTTCACATGTTCGAAATCGATTAGTGGTTTTACTCCGCCTCTTTTTCTCTTACCTAATTCGGTTTCTGCTTTTTCTGGTTCAACACTTTCTTGTTCTTCTTCTTCGTCTTCTTCTTCTTCTTCTCTTTCTTGTGCGAGAATAATATTGCTGTCAATTCTCTCCATCATATCACTTACTAATTCTACAAGTCCATCATCATCATCATCATTTACCATACGTATAGTATTATTCCAGTCCCTCGTTAAATCTTGAATATCACCTCTTTCTAAATTTCTAATATACATCGCTATATCACCTCTTGTGTGGACTAATCTCGAATATTCGTTCGCTGCCTCTGGGTCTGCTGTAAAGTGTAAAGCACGAATACTTCGATACAGAGCAGTTGGATTTGATACATCTAAATTTACATCACCCTGATTAGGTATAGGAATAGTAATAGTATCAGGGCGGGGTTCATACATCATGCGGTTTTCTCTCTGTGGTTGATTTTTGTTAGGTTCTTTTTTTCCGCCTCGCTTCATACCACGTCCTAATCTCTTGATTTCTCTGTTTCTCAAATAATTCATCAAACCTTCTTGTTGTATTCTATCTTCTCGTCTTGTTAAACCTTCTTGTTGAACTATCTCCCTTCGTGCTTCCTTTGCTCGTAATTTTTCATTGTATTCTTCGAATTCTTGGGATAGTAATTTTATCTCATTGTGTATTCTATTTTGTTCCCTTTCAATATCTTCGTCTTCTTCCCATATTGTATGTAATTTGCCTAGTTCTTTCCGTAATCGTTTTCTTTTGTCAATGAATTGTTGATGGACTTCATGTAAATCATTTGCTTCTTGTTCTGTAAGTACACCACCTCGCATACCTCCTCTAAATCTTCGTCTGGGAGCATTCGGGTCTTCTGGGTTTCCTAATCTATTTCTTATTCGTTGTGTCTGTGTTGATGTAGCAGAAGGCATTGGAGTATCATCATCTTCTAATATTGACACTCCTCTAATTACACTTTCAGGTTCAGGTGGTAAACAGGTTATACTTCTTGGACTGCGTGGATTACCTGCTGGTTGTGGTGTTAATTGTCTCCTCGTTGGTGGTGTTAAAGTAGGGTCGTTTTCGTCGAACCCTTGTGTTCTTCTGCGCGGTGGTGTGTCGCTGCCACCTACACATCTGGAACAGCAGTAATCAACCAGTTCTTTCTTGGTCTTCTTTGCTACTTTAAACTTATCTTTTGTCTTCGGTAGTTTCTTAATAACATCTTTTAAATGTTTTTTAGACAACTTCTCGATATGACCTCTACCTAACATCTGCGGTTCTATTCTGTCTAAAACATCTACCTTGTGTTCTGTAAATGGATTAGGAGACAACGATGGTATTGTTTTTACATTCTTTTCATGTGCGAGGGGTAATAGGTAGGATACGAGGTCATTGGTCGTCCTTAAATTGTATTCATTAGCATTCTTCTCTTTAAATAAATCTTGTGGAGCAACTGCCTTGTTTAAATTAATAATCTCGTGAGAGTTCTTACCTACTTCGCTACTGATTTTTGACCCGAGAGAATGACCTAATGTTGTTATATTTGATGCGCCGTATTTCTCTTCCGCTTTCTTTTGAATATCTCTGGCGTGCTTCATTCTATCACTATTGGATATATCGAAACCCAGAGCATATTTGATGTCATTTCCTATATCGTGAATTCCCTTTGTCCCTCGATGGACGACTACTGCTTGATTACTTCCCTTCTTTTTATATACCTGTACTCTTTCTCCCGATAGTTCTGGGTCAATTTCGAATTTTCCGTGTGATGATGGGGTTTTATCGTATGATTTTTGTAATAGTAGTTTTACCATACGAGAGTTTAATGCGCCTCCTTTTACATCGGCAGGAGCGACATCTTGGTGATGAAGTCGTATGTCGTTCAACCATGCGACATACGCGTCCATCACGAGTTCTTCATCTTCCCTTAATGTATATTGACCGTTCTCAATATCATCTATCAGGTCTTCAAACATACTTAAATATATGTCCCATTCTCTCTCGTAATCCATTGGTGTCTGCTGTCCGTTATTCCATCTTCGTTTCGCATCGTTAAACGCCTTTACTAATCGGCGGATTAAAACGCCAGCAATACCACCTCTCATCATACCTCTCCCGCTGGGTCTTTGATTATACCCTACAAACGCAGGAGTATTGAGTACTCTTCTCAATTCATTAGGAGTAATATCACCACTATAAAATCGTCTCATTGCTTCTTCATGTGGGTCGATAGGATTATATGGTAATACTTGTGGTAGAGTAGGAGGTCTTCCACGATACATATCCCTCATTCTATCCATCATATTATCTGCTCTCCCGTGTAATTCGATTGGTTCACTGCCTTGTATTGGTGTTGCTTCTGGGACTACTCGGGAGCGAGAATGGGTTAATCCTGCGCCTTCCTGTTGTTCTCCGTAATTTGAGTAGTAATCGAACTCATTCATTACACTTCTCTCGGTTTCATCACCGACATGGGGAGGCATTTGTAGAAATAACAATAATCTTTGTCTTACATCTTCTGTATTTCCTCCGTTTCTGCGTATAAATTTTCGAAATTTAGTCAAGTTATTAAGTTCGTTCGGTGAAGAAAAAACAGATACTAATTCTTGGAATTGTAGCATGCTTAAAGGTGCGAGTTCAGCACCGCCTCTCAACATCATTCCTCCTTCTTCGTCACTGGAATTTACGTCGCTGTCACTAACATCACTATTATTAAAAGGACCAAGTCCATTATCACTATCACTCGGGACATCGGTTTCAGTATCGACATTTTGATTTTGTTGCTGTGTTCGTATTTTACCTATTTCTCTCTCTATAACAGTTCTTATTCTATTGTAATATTGGTTGACATTATCTTCAAGAGTATTACTCAAAGGCATTCCACTGATAATCGAGTTTTTTGATGTGTTAAATGACCGAGTGTTTTGAACTCGGTGTTTAAATCTCCTATATACTGGTGTATTTTCGAAATATCTATCTACAATTGCGTCAAACATTTGTGCTCTTCTTTCTCTAATAGTTATACCCCCTATTTTTCTTCCCTTCTTTTTGTCAATATTTTCAGTGATACTAAATGTAATCGGCATTTATATTTAGTATATATTTAGATATTATATTTTTCAAAATTGTTTATAAAAATCGTCGTGGTAAATATGGGAGGTCATATCGAGCACTTGCTAAATTACCTCCTTTTCTTCCACTACCGCTTGTTCCGCTTGTTCCTGTCGAATTTGACATTGTTTCCCAGTCGCTACTATAACTGCTTGGTGTCATACTACTTCCTTCGCTGTATGCTTGTGGAATATCTCCTCCTGTTCCACCTACATCTGGATTTGGAGATAAACTATTTTTATAGTTAAGTAAAGCACCCTCCATTCTTTTCTCCCACTCATTATAAGTTCCTTTCCATTGTCTTGCTAAATTATTAAATCCTTCTAATATTAATTCGGCAACTTCGTTCTTTCTAACTATTTCTCCACGAGCAATTAAAGATACTGTTTCTGCTATTTGGTCGTCGGCGTTTTGAATAGATAAGAATTCTTTTAAAGTTTCTTGTGCTTGAATTGGACTAAACATATTAATATTATTACTCATCTTCTTTCTAAAAAATTGTTCTGCTTGGGTGACTAATTTCGAAATAGCAGAATTAACACTTACAAAGCGGTCTGCTAAAATAGAACTATCTTGTGTATGTTCTGCGGTTAAAGAGAGAGTGGCATTTAATTCGAAAAAAGCGGAATTTAATGCGGATAATATAACGAAATATTGGTCGAATAGGGCACTTGCTGCGTCAGTAGGAGTAGCAATACTGGTTTCTGTTCCAGAATATTGCTTCTTCATATCTGCTACGACTTTCTTCTTAATCCTATTTAATTCGTTGAGTTGAGGGTTTGAACTATCTAAAAATCTCGGCATTTTATTAGTATATAATTAGATAATATTTTAATATAGACCATGTTGTTTTACATATTTACTCGCCTCAATCATTTTCATTCCCTTTTCTTTCATTACTTTTTTGACGATTTCTGCTCTCTTGTTTACTTTCTTACCTGAACCAGATATTTTTTGTTGTACTTTTCTTTTGAGAGCATCTTTCAGTGGGTCTTTTACTTCGTTCCACACTGTTGAAGCAATAGGAGTGATTGCGTGTGCTACATCTCTCAAATTAAATCCTCCTTTTTTCTCTGCTTTTGGTTTTCTTCCTCTTCTTTTCTTACCAGCACCGAGAGCACCCATTACAGCACCCTTGACTAATTCTGGACCGACTTCACGAGCAACAGGAGCAACAACATCACTCCATACTGCTTTTCCAGCAGGAGCGAGAGCATGCCCGATGTCCTTAAAAGTATTTTTAAACTTACGCCATGTGTTTGGACCGCCACCGACAGCGCCGTCCATACCAGCAAGGGCAGGGTGGCGAATTCCGTGAGGACCGCCTAACATTGCGCCACCTGAACTTACTGCTAAACCTGCTGCTAAATTGTGCGGTGGGTATGATGGAGAGTTTCCTGATGGATTGTACTTTAAAGTATGAGAACCGCCTCCTACCATACCAGCATGTGGCATTTCGCCGTGAAATGTGGATAATCTCATTCCCAGTGGATTTGGGTGGTAGGCAGGATATGCTTTCTGCCAGTGTTTTTCGTCCATTTCGTTCAAAGTAGCAACTACTTTCCTGTTGTAAGGACTGTCGTAAGTAATGTTTGCTTGGGGCATTATATATTATAAAGATATATTAATTTATAATATATTTTTTGAATTGACGAAAATACCTGATTGTAAGTTTAAAGACAAAATAGGGGGACATGTGGGTTATTCTTAACCTAAATACGGGTCTCTTCGTCTATATAAACGGATATTTTATTTTAACACATTGCTGATAATTTACTCTTCTTGTGGGCGCCTCCTGATGATGGTGGTGAAACTCCGTATCCTCTACCTTTCATGTGGTGCTTCATCATTCTACCGATGGAGATGGCATTGTGTTGGTCTAATTTACCACCTACTTTGCGTGATACTTCTTCACTCATCATTGCTGATGCTTGTTGGGAGGATTTGGCGGATAAGACCATTTCCTTTGTTAGAATACCTGTGTATGCTGCGGAAACACCTTGTTGAGTGGTGAAAATACCACTATTGACGCAGGTAATAATAATCTCTGGTTGGATAGAAACATCGTATAGATTGGTGACACTACATTGGAATTGGAAGTTGTAGTTTCCTAATGAACCACTTGAAATGTAATCTGGTAGAGATAAATCGTAAGCAGGGTTAATAACGAGGAGAGAACCAGTTGTGGCGACTAATTTGGCAGATGCTGTTGGTTGTGATACATATGCTTTTAGAGCACTTCCGTTGAATTCTTCCCATGATTGAGATGAACCATTTTTCATTGACATACGCCACAAATCGTATTTCGAAGCAGATGACAACAGACCAGATTGGTTATTCAAGTTAATACTAATGTTGTTTATTGTGAAAAATGATGAAGTATTTTGTACTGTTTGTTGAGACATTGGAATACGAACGTTGATAAGGAATAAATCTGGAATTTGGTTGATTTGTAGATTACTTGATGTTATAGTTTGGGTTGCTCCTGCGGCAACCGACACGGAGTTTGATGCGGAAGTCAAGTATCTTGGGAAGTCCATGTATGGGACAATGTTCTTGGTTTCGACTAAATCA